GATGACATTGTTATTCAATTTAGTTACGATCCTCAAATCATTAATTCAGTTCGCACCATAGTTCCCGGCATTAAGTGGGATGCTAGTAAAAAGGTTTGGCGTACACCACGTAAAAACATTAAAAAAGTTTCAATGCTTTCGTCAAGGTTTGGCTTAACGGTTTGCGATGAGCTAGAAGACGAGATTCAAAGATTCATTGAAGAGGCCGAGGAAATGGTCAAAGCTTCTTCGTCGCTAGATGCGAAGGTTGATATACCCAACATTGCAATTCCACTTCTTCCATATCAGCAAGCAGGTGTTGCATATTTGCAACGAGCACGCAAAGCAATTCTTGCAGACCAGCCGGGACTTGGTAAGACAGCACAAGCGCTTGCAGCCATTGCATCAGAAAATCGCTACCCAATGGTTGTTGTTTGTCCCAACACGCTCAAGCTCAACTGGGAAAGAGAAACAAAGAAGTTCTTTCCTAGCCTTTCCGTTTCTGTTCTTAATGGAACAAAGAGCGAAAGAATTGAAAAGTCCGATGTAATTATTATCAATTACGACATTCTCTACGAGCGCATACCTGACATTTTCCAGCATGGGTTTTACTCTCTTGTTGTTGATGAATCACACGCAATTAAGAACGGTGAAAGAAAGTCTTTTTGTGTTATGTGCGACAAGCCTGTTCGATCTAACGCCAAGAAGTGTGAGTGCGGCTCAACGTTTGACCTACCAGCAGAAAAATGGTCTGTTAAACGAACCGATGCAGTAATGACGCTTGCTAAATCGGTTGACGATAATGACTTTGTTTTCCTTTTGACCGGAACGCCTATCACCAACAGGCCCGAAGAGTTGATTCCACAGCTTGAAGCAATTGGAAGGCTTGATGACTTTGGTGGACCGTGGCGATTTAAGAGTCGCTACGCACCAAAAAGGGGCATGTCAACTAACGCAGCAGAGCTAAACGAAAAACTTCGATCAATGTGTTTTGTTCGTCGTATGAAGGCAGACGTTTATGGCGACCTACCACCACTACGCAATGCAGTTCAGTATCTTTCACCAAGGCCAGAACTAATGGCAAACTACAAAAAGGTTGAGTCTGATGTTGTTGAGTACTTTGCAAGGCGTGCTGAAGCAATTGCTGAAGAAGAAGGAAGTGATGGATCAAAAGCTTATTGGGAAAAGCGACTTAGGCTTGAGCGCAATCAGGGCCTTATTCGCATCACCGGACTACGCGACGCAGTTTCAAAGCTTAAGTACGACAGCATCATCTCATGGCTAGACAACTTTATTGAGTCCAGCGATACCGAAAAGGTCATTGTGTTTGCAGAACACATTGAACTTGTAGAAAAGCTTTACGAACGATACAAAGACATTGCCGTGAAGGTTCGTGGTGGCGTCTCTACTGATGATCGCATGGCGTCGGTTGACTCATTTCAAAACGACCCAAAGTGCAGAATGTTTATTGGAAACATGCAGGCAACGTCAGAGGGTTTAACGCTTACGGCTGCATCCGATGTGGTCTTCTGCGAACTTGGGTGGACACCAGCGATTCACGAACAGTGCGTAAGTCGTTGCTATGGTCGTACAAACGACATGCATGGCGCAACGGCGTGGTATTTGCTTGCGCCGGAGACGATTGACGAGTATGTTTATAATCTACTGGAAAAGAAAAAGAAAATTGTTGATGCTGTAACCAACGGTGAAGATGCCGTTCAAAACACGAGCATCTTTGGTGACCTTGCTGTATATTTGGCGGAGAGAGGAATGAGTAACTAATGGAGCAAAAGGCAGAGGAATTTAGCCCCGATGGCAGAGAGATTCTGGGCCAGATTGAAATAGGCGGCGAAATCTATTACGGTCACATGACTGACGACAAGTCGGTTTCAATACCATCTTGGATTTTTGAACATAAAGAACTATCGGACAGAGCTATACGCATTTGGGGTTACCTAAAAGGTCGCTTGACTGGCGCCATTCCAATTCCAGGCACATCACACATTGCATTAGCTGAGTTATTAAATATTCACGAAACGACAGCACGTCGAGCGGTCTATGAACTTCGTAGAGTCGGTGCAATCACCGTCAAGCCACGTCACCGTGGTGGAAAACAGATTAAGAACGCCTACTATTTGTGGCCCGCGGAAAGGTATGATTTTGATCCAAGTAGGGTGAGCACAGAGACCCAGGCTGGGCATATAGACCCAGGGGTATATAATAATAATATAGATATAGATATATCTAAGGATCAACCACAAAAGAAGTCTCGCAAAAAGCGTGCTCTAAACACCTACCCAGAGGAGTTTGCACAAATCTGGGAAATCTATCCAAGGCGCATTGGAAAGCCAAAAGCTTTTGAAGTGTTTAACGAGACGTTAAGTGACGGCAAGACAACATTTGAGGATCTACTCACTGCAACGATTAATTACGCAGAAGAGAGAAAAGGCAAATCAGACAGGTACACCTGTCACCCTTCTACTTTCTTCGGTAGTTCTGGAAAGTGGCAAGCGTACTTGTACGGCTCCGCTCCCGACGTTGAAAAATTTACTATGACAAGTCAAGATTCAATGCTTGCAGAAATTTACGACTCATACGATTTGTCTGGTGTTTGGATTGATCCAAAAACAGAAGAAGTTTCGCTTGACAATCCAATCAAACACGGGTACAGTCGTCCCATCAATAACTTAGAACAGACAATAGACAAAAACGGAACGCCATATGCACTAGACTCTGCATCAGGCAAACGCACAAACATTTAAAGGGACTCAATGTCAAACTCAATACCGCATGATCTTGCGGCAGAATTGTCCCTACTCGGAGCGATGCTTTTAAGTCCATCAGCAGCACTTATCGGAGTTGAAAGCTGTATCGTAGAGGACTTTTATTCACCACCTAACGCAGCTATTTTTGGTGCTATTCAAAGGCTTGTTGGAAGGGGTGCATCTGTTGATGCAATAACCGTTTCAGCAGAAATGGGTAGCCCAGATTCTATTAACAAACTTATTTCTCTTACGCTTGATGTTCCAAATCAGTCGTACGCAGCTGACTATGCAAAAATTGTTGTTACGCACAGTGCTTCAAGAAAGCTTATGCGTCACTTTGGTGAAAGCATTGAACTGGTACAGACAGGCGCAGACCCGTACCTTCTTGCAGAGGGAACAGAGAAGTTTGTTACCACTATTGGTGCGGTTCGCAACACAGAACCAGAGTCACTAACAATTCAAGAACTTGCTATGCGTGCTGATGATTTAGCACCAGTAGTTATTCCAGGAATGATGCATCAGGATTACCGAACCATTGTTGTTGCTGAAGAAGGTGCCGGTAAGTCGTTGATGTTGCGAACCATTGCTATGTCTGCCGCACAGGGGTTCCACCCATTCAGTCATCAGGAGATAAAGCCAATTCGAGCGCTTGTTGTTGACCTTGAAAACCCAGCGCAAGCTATTCTTCAAACAGCAGAGCCTTTTGACAGGCATCTTCATATGCGTAATCCAAGTGGTTACGATTCAGAAAGATTCCGTGTGTGGCGACAGCCCGGTGGAATTGAAATTCGTCGCCTTGCAGACAGGGCAGAACTACAACGAGAGATTGCATTTCACAGACCTGATCTTGTTTGTATTGGACCAATTTACAAAATGTATCGTCGTGGCGCTAATGAGTCTTACGAAGATTCAGCAGATGAAGCAATGGGCGTTCTTGACGATCTTCGCATGAAGTATGGATTTGCTTTGATTTTGGAACACCACGCAGCGAAAGGTCGTGCTGGAGAAAAGCGTGACCTGACACCAATGGGTTCACAGCGTTGGATGGCATGGCCAGAGATTGGTATTTCTCTTTACAAAGAAACATCAGATCCTACCGTGCTTAACGTGAAGCGTTATAGAGGTGACCGTTTGACCGGTGTAAACTGGCCAGACAGAATAGTACGAGATAAGTTATGGCTCCTTGATGGAGTCTGGACGCCAGCAAAGGACCTTACAGAATGACTTGCGTAGTTGCCTATACAACAGACAAACATTGCTACATGGCTTACGATGCTGCCGCCAGTGATGGAGAAGCAACAATAGCTTCAATAACACCAAAAGCAATAGCTCACGCTGGCAATGGACTCATTGGTTCTGCCGGTTCCTGGAGATCAATCAACATGATTTCAACGTTGAAGTCTCGTAAGTGTAGCCCACAAACAATTGTGACAATGCTAAAAGGAATGAAAGGAGAAGACGAAGCCGTCAAGGAAACTGACGTTCTTTGTGCATGGCCAAATAGACCTTTGGTTATTGTTCAAAGCGATTTAGCAGTTATAGAACTTGAATCACCGTATTACGCCATTGGCTCAGGTGCAGCGTATGCACTTGGCTACTTGGAAGCATGCGAAACAATTGGTCCCGAACAACTAATTGCAGCAGTAGAGTGCGCAACAAAGTACGACATGTTTGTATCAAAACCAGTCAAACTTTTAAAGTGTTCTATCCGAAAAACAAGCAGTATCTAGAAAGGGACTTAGTGGAAAGCACGGATTGGATGGACGATGGTGTCTGTCGAGGAACAAGGCTTGATTTCTTTTCAGAAATAGTTACAAAAGAAATGAAAGATATTTGTTATAATTGTCCTGTAAAAACAGAATGTTTTGAGCATGCAATTAAATACGAAGCATATGGATTTTGGGCGGGAACAACAGAAAAGGAAAGAGTAGCAATTAGGATTAATCAAGATTTGGTGCAACCAAAATACTTGCCATCAGATGCCCTTGGAAGAATCCCCTCAAAAAATGAATTACCAAAAAAGGAAATAGAGCATGGCACCGAACGCGGTTATCAACTTCACCTTAAAAGAAAGTCGCGTTTTGTTGACGATTATAATCAATCGTGTGGATGTCAAAGAGCTCACTCGGATTTTATAAGACAATACAGACTAAATAGAGGAAGATCAGCATGATATTTTTTAACCGCAAACACAAGAGGGAAAGCATGAAGCGACACCCAAGCTACATTGGCGACAAACCACTTAAAACTACCAAGATTAACGATTCAACGTTTTATGTTGATACAAAAAAACTTAGGAGAGATTGCGAATGAACGACGAAGAAGTTTGGTCAGGTCACTACCCTGATAAGAAAATACCTGGAAGCGCAGAACCGTTTGAGGGCAAATGCGGTGCAAAGGTAACCTCTAAGGAACTTAAAGAACTTGGCATAACCCGCTACTGCATTAAAACAGCTGGTATGGGAACGGATCACTTAGGCGAAGGAACATGTAAGTGGCACTTAGGCGCAACTCTAAAGCACACGAAGACAGCAGTAAGAAAACAAATGAATAAAGAACTTAGAGCTCTTTCTGAACGTCTTGGTCAACCAGATCCCATCGGTCCTCCTGAAGTCGAAGCGTGGATGCTTGCTTCAAAGATGAAGCAGTGGTCACTTATTCTTGAAGAAAAGCTTGTTGAACTTAATGGCATTCTCGAGGTAACTGACAAAGCTGGCGTAGAACACACTCGTGCGCTTATCGAAATCATCGAGCGTGCTTGGGAGCGTTATCAGGGTGCGCTTGAGTTTATGATGAAGTACGATCTTCGTAAGCGTGTCATTGAGCTTGAAGAACATCAAGCAAACCTTGTTGGTGCAGCGTTCATGGCAATTATTCTTAGCCAAGATCTAAAGCTCAGCGAATCACAAATTGAGATGGCTCGCAACATGTTTGCAAAAAGTCTGAATGAACTTGGTGGTGATTTAGAGCCAAGTTGGATGAGAGACATCATTGACGGTGACATCGTAGATTAATAGACGTTAAAAAACCCGGTCCTACAACATCAAGAAAGTAGGACCGGGTTTTTCTATGCCTTAAATGCTTTCAGCGTACTGACGTTCCTCGCCAACATATCGAACATAGATGTTCCATGTGCCGTTCTCGTTCATACGACTGGTAGCTTCATAAGGAAGTGTTTTGCGGTCAACACCTTTTAGGGTGATCACACCGATAAGAGTGCGAAGAGCTTGTCCTGAGTCTCCGCCCGTCTTTGCGTTCTCTTTCCAAAGAAACCAATCACCGGGACTAGACCTAAGCAAATCCCTTCGTGCAATTGTCTTCTGAGAACCACCAACCATGCCACCACTGCGACGTGGACGCGGGTCCATCTTTACCAAACCTGTAATTTCTGAATTATTCATTCGTTTCCTTTTCTTGTTTTTCAAAATTAGTTATTTTACTTCTGTTACTTGGACATACATGGGCGACCTCAATTGTTGCATCGGTGGTCTGAACAACTTTCTTGCATTTAGGACAAACCCATTTAGTCATGTAATTACTCTACCTCATCAATAGGGGTGCTGTCAAGAAGCTTTATAGAGTCCATCATAACAAGTTCTTCTAAGTCCCATTCATCAAAGTTATCAGATTCCTCAATATCAAGAGTCACCTCTGCTGCAATAATAAACTTCTTAACCTTGCGGTTCTTGAGGTCATCTATACATTCTTGTACGGATTCTTTTGTCCAAAGCATCATTGCCAAACAACGTTTTTCACAGTAAAGACGAGCTTCATATTCTCTAACTACATCGTCATCAAACAACAAAGCATGCTCTACCGCAAGCCTTGGTGGGAGACTACCAAACGGTTCCAGCCACATTTCGTAGGCTTCCTCCGCCGTTGTAGTCTCCTCCCAAAGAACGTCTATCTCGGTAAATGTTGTACCGATTTTTTCAAACAGGACTATTGACCATCCCTTTTCCTCAGTCAAATAGTTTTGCATTACCAGCCGTGCCCGCAACCATATTGATCGGGTACATACGAACCAAATCCGGCAGCAACCTGAATTTTTTTAGCAATGTATACCTGTTGTTCTGGATTTGCAGACCATTCTGGTCCAAAAAGCTTAAATCCACCGTATTCATACCAATTATTAAGCAAAATGCCCAATCCCCCTTGGTATAGGTTCCCTTTTGTGTGCCAATTGCCACCAGTTTCGCAAATGTTCACCTTTGACCACTTCTGCATATCAAGAGCTGATACAAGTGGTGGCGCGTCATGCGCCTTTTTATGCGACGTTGGTAAGGCTGGATCAACTTGGACTTGAACCCAAGATGTAGCCATTTTTGTGCCATCAGCACTAACAACCAACGTGCGTTTCATATTAATTACTGGTTTTATTACAAGGGTGCTAGACCCATTTTTTACACTGCCCAATGCTTTGGTCGCCATTCCTATGGTTTCCATTACTACAAATACTACGGTTACTACGATCAAAACTGCGATAATTCTACGCATTCTTCTCCAATGTTTGGCTTATATTACGTAAAGCTGAGGTGTTGATTCACAGTATCGAGTCTCCTTTCGTCTTTATTTCTAACATACTCCATTATACCATGTCAATTACCCATGGCAAGGGTTATTATTGATGTATTTACTTGATATAATCACTTTGTGAAGTATATCACAAAGCCCCCTGGCGAAAGCTAACCAGGGGGCCCTGCAACGTGAGTAAGGCAGCACCTGAGAGGTAGGAAAAGGGGATAAACTACAACCAGGTCCGCCAGGAAAATACTATCATTGTAATTACATTTGTGTAACTCTTGACAATTACACTAAATGGGTCTAAAATGAACATATGATTAATGAAGCCCCGGACATCAGCAAGATAGAAGACTATCTGTATAGCCTAAAGGAAACCATTGGCATCAACATTGCCAGTGAAGAAGAAATCCTTGAGGACGACGTTACTTTTACTCTTTTGAAGCTTGAGGGCGAAAAGGCCAAAGAGGTCACGGTTAAGTTTATTGAAGATAGTCAGGGTCACGCCGAAAGAGTTATTGATCTTTCATTTAAGCGTCCGACCAAGGCAAATCAAATTTTCTATTATCTTACAGAAACAAAAGAACTTTTTACCATGGACGCTCGATTGACGCAAGATTGGGTATCAAGTCTTGACTTGCCTTATGTATGGCTTAGTGATTTTAACAAAGAGCCAGAACTTAGGGAACGCATTAAAATTAAAAAGATTCAACTCATTTAAGGAGAAGTATGTTATTATTGTTAGTGTTTTTATTTCCAGCTATGTTTTTAACCATGGTAGGCGTTTTTGCTTACAAGTGGAACAAAGCCGTTAAAGCAGGTATTTTTGAAAAAGGAACTTTTAAAGCGGTAATGATAAAGAAAGTTAAGTAGTGGATCAAAGAGTTTTTAGCAATAACAGTCTTTGTGTTTGTGGACACGTTGGTGCAGCTCATCAACGCGAGGGTAACCTATACAACAAATGCAAGGCAACGGTGTTTCGTGGAACCTACACGTACCCGTGCAATTGCGAAAGCTTCAACGTTGGCGGAGAGGTATACGAATGACCGAACCAAACAAAAGAACCATACAACAGATTAAGTATTTTTGCGAAGTAATGGTAAACGAAAGTCAAGAAGATTTTACTGAGCTCACCGAAACTGAGCGATCATGGCAACTTGGCTACACGCAAGCAATTAAGCACGTACTTCTTTGGATTGAAACGTCCAATGTAATTATGGTTCCTAAGAGCGCATACGAGAAAGTGTCGGAAGAATGAAAGTATTATTAGAAGCAACTTACATTACTTTTATTTGTTTTATCATAGTTTTTATCGCAATGGTGAATGACTAATGGAAAACAAATTTAAGCTTGGAGACGAAGTCACCTTGACTAAACACGTCGGTAAGATCGTTGGTTTCAGCGGTCGAGGTTGGCCCATTGTTGAATGGCCTGAAATTGACGAAGTTCTTGTTGAGGACCCAGAAAAAATAACAAAAGTGAACGCAAATGACTAATTGCAAACATTGTGGATTAAATATTGTTAAATACACACGCGATGGTACCGATTGGGAAAACATTGGTGATGATGATCAATGGGTTCACCTATCACCGCACGGCCCGCACAAAGCCGAGCCAGAATGGATGGATGAAAAATGAACATAGTAATTAATTGGATTGCACACATTGCTTTAGTTGGCGCTATAGCATTTTTCTTATTTGTGCTTGCCGGTATTTGTGGGGCGTGGAAGTAATGGGTGCTCAAACTAATTTGTTGTGCGTGTGGATTGTAATCATTTACCTATTATGGAAGACTTGGTGATTAATGTTTTATATTACTTTTGGATTGACTTGGGCTATCGGCGTTGTTACGGGCGCATTGTTAATGCTTATTTGGGACATGTTAGTTAACTGATGTGGTCTTGGGTTCTTGCTGCCGTTGGTTCCCTTGGTTTATTTTTTGTTGGGGGAAAAAAGATTTGGGGATGGGGAATTCTTATCCTCAACGAATGCATATGGGTAGCCTATGCACTATCTACTAAGCAATACGGTTTTATTGCGTACAGCATCATGTACGTGGCAATGTATGTTAGAGCAATACTGAGTTGGGGGAAAAATGAGTAACGAACCAAACGAAATAAACGAAATGGATTACGTAGAGACGATTACCAGCTTTTGGGCAATTGATGATACGTTATCTCGTATCAGAGCTATTCTTAAGGAAATCGAGGATATGTTTGATGCTTCAAGGAACGACCGTGGATAGGGGCAACTGCCGCAAATGCTTTACACCTATTTTTTATGTAAGTGAAGCTAAATGGGTTCACATGGACTATGTAGAAGAAGATGCTGATCACGATGCAACACCGATAAATGAGGGAATGTAATGACTGTACCGAGTTGGGTTTACAAAAGACAAATGGATCAAATGGCTGCGCAACAATGGGAAGAAAACTGGCTTTTGCGCAAACAAAATAGAGAACTTCGCGAAGCAATTGAAGAAATCTTTAAAAACTCTAAAGAATCAGAATGAGTTTTAGAGAAAGAGAAGAGTTATCTGAACAACTTAGGTTAAATGCAGACAAAGGTTCCTGCGTGCATTTAGTTGCTCATTGTTCTGATGGGTCATTAGTACCTAATTACCTTATTGAACTTGTTATGCAGACAAAAGAGTACGCAAGATTTAGCTTCTGCCCTCGTTGTGGCGAAAAACTAGAATGGATGGATTGATTGTGAATCAAGAAGAATCTTTAACAGAATTAACTCGCATTCAAGAGGAATTAAAAATGTATGACTGCCTACACATTGAAACGTATTACAACCTTGACGGTGAAGAATTAGAACGCCGTTGGAATCGTATCTTCTGCCCCGATTGTGGTGTACGATTAGAAGCACCGGGACCGACCAGACCATTTAAATTAAAGGATTATCAACGATGAACGTAGCTGAAAACGTATTTTTACTCTGCTCATTTGTAGCATTTGCTATTTGGGTATTTTGGAACGGCAAGCTGTGAGCATACCCCCACGTAGATACCCGCGCAAGATGAAGAAGCATTGGGCTAAGACAAGGATTGAATTTACTGCCGGAGATTGGGAAGAACTTAAAAAAGTTGCCAAGTCAAAAGGAATGCGTCCATCACGTTACATACACTATGCTTTATTAGAGACATTGGAAAGATAATTAAGTAAAAATGAAAACACCTGATTCTATTAAAATATTTCCCAATGTAATATCTGATGAAGTTTGCGACTATTTTACAAAAAAACTTCGCAACGAAAAAGATAAAAGACTGATTTCTTGGTTTGACACACCACAAAGTTTTGTTATAGATGATCCAGAGTTGGAAATTGAAGAACAAGATTTTATTGAGGAACGTGCAAACAATTTTATACAAAAATGCGGCGTTGCATTTAACGATCCCGACCCAGAATCTTTATTTTTTGTAGCGGGTTGGTTAACGTATTGGCCTTCTGGAACAAGCATGAACATTCATGTTGACAACTGGGGCGAAGAAGATAAGACTCGCAACCTTGTTTACTCGGGGGTTTTATACCTAAACGATGAATACGAGGGTGGGGAAATCTACTTCCCTAATCTTGACGGGTTTACTTACAAACCCAAAAAGGGTAGCTTGATTGCTTTTCCTTGTGAACCTTTTAATAAAAATTACGATCAAAGGGACGCTTTTTATTTCCCGCACTTGCACGGCATTAAATTAATTGAGTCGGGTGAAAGGTATACACTTTCACTTTGGGCTTCAAGATAGATAAAGGAGAAACAATAAAAATGATTGATGAATTTAAGTTTTTAACTGAGGACGCACGTAAAATTAAATTATCCAAGGAGAGTATTGACTTAGTTGTTACTCACACGCCATACTTAGGTACAGACGTTGAGCGTTACGGCGGTGATGCAAAGAAACAAATTAATGTATCTTTTAACCAAAAAAAGACTCTTTGGAACACCATTCGTGCCGTACAGAAGATGAGCAAAGCTCTTAAACAGTCGGGAAGCATTTTTATATGCGTTAACGACAATTTTGCTTTTACTTGTAAAT